AAATCTTTACAGCTACCTTCAGCAAGCGCGTCGGCTACTTCACGCTCGCGCTCTTTGAGTTTGTTAAATAAATGGTCAAGCATCATCCGTTCATGCGCCATTAACCACCTCGTTTCATTACAGATTTAAGAATGTCAGCTTGGATCTTCTTGTCGTCACGCTTGTCTTGGCTTTGCAGTCGAATGTTCTCTTTCTGCGCCTCAAGAGCGATCCGTTCACGCTCGTTCTGTAGTCGGCCTTGGGCAAGCGCAACATCCGCTTGATCTTTAGCAGCCTTGCGTTGTTGCTCCAAACCTTTGATCTGAAGCTCTTGCTGCTGCATCTGGACCAACGGATCTTGAGCCATAGCCTGAGCTTGTTGCTGAGCAGCTTGAGATTGATGGATCTGTAAGACCTGTTGGGCTGCTTCAGATACATACTTAGCCATAGCCAACTCTTCGGCTTCAGAAATCTGCTGTTCAGGTCCGGGTAACGGCAAGCCAATCCGTTGTTCAATCTCTTGTCTGTATCTAAACCCTAAGTGCTCGGCAACGTGAGCCATCATTGCAGCCTGCATCTGCTGTGCCATCGGGTTTTGCCCAATAGTCTGCATAATGCTTGGGTCTTGCAAAAAGGTCATATGTGTTGTGATGTGAGCCTGATGGTCCTGATAAATAAACGCCTTGAGTGGCTTACCTTTAAGCACGTTCATATTCTCAGTTACAGGATCAACCGGCTTCTGATCGTCTGGTAACGGCACAAGTTTGTCAGCGTTGGGGATACCAAGCACATCAAGCATCTGCCTATGGAGCCGTGGCAAGTCATACAACTGAGGAGCACCCTGAGCAAGCTGAAGTGCAGCTTGATACTGCACAACCCGCTGAGCCATCGTCGAGGCGTTGGGGTCACTTACAGGAATAACTTCTACGATGTCGTAGTCCTCAGCCTTTACCTGCGGCGTACCATCTTGTGGGATGTAGCTATAGTCTGGGCTGGTGTATTCCCTGATAATTTCTTTAAGCAGCTTGAACTCTTCTTTCATCGCTGCATGGATGCGAGCCTGCACAGCACCCATTGTTTTTAACTGCCGCTCCAAGAGTGCCAGCGTCGTACCCACCGGAGCCTGACTCGACATATCGCTGATCTTCATATCAGCCATACCACTAAGCCTTCGCGCCTCTTCGGTGATCTGGTTTAGTAGGGCAAGCAGGACTTGACTTGGTTCTTTGTAGGGCAGCGGTAAGATATTGTCTCGGATAGCGCCACCAGGGACATCCACATCTCTCCACTCGCCCGGAGCAATTGGCGTGTCATCACCTTTAATCCGCAGTCCTCTGGACTTCAACCCACCGGGGAGGTTAGATAATGAACCTGCATCAACCAACTGACGGATCAGCATGGTTCCTGCTGTGGCGTAGCCACCAATAATATGAATCAACCCAAAGCCATACGCCCCAAAGCCGGGGATGTACATGTAATGTATAAAGTGCTGACGCGCACGTTTCTGTGGGTCATCTTCCTTATAGTTGCGGCGTATTGCTAAGACCTTATTAGTTCCCTTGTCGATAGTGATGACATAAGGCACAGGTAATTCTTCCTCGTACCCCGGCAAGTCATACTCGATATGCACCTCGCAGATCTGATAACGCTCGTCTTTAGTCTGCTCAATACCCTCTTTCTGAGCTTTAGCCTTCTCAATATCTGTCTGGTTAGCGTAAGGTTCGCCAATATCTACGTCACGGTAGAACCCATTAACTTGTAACCGTTTAATATCATTCTTAGTCTTACGCATCACATGCGTAAGTCGGTCTGTACGTCGGATGTTTGTCACACCATAAGGAAGGATGATGTCCTCGGCGGGTATGTAGAATGAAACTTGCCGTTCAAGTGACGGGTCGTAGTAGACCTTCTTAAATGACGAACCGGCTAGTGCCACACCCCACAGCGCCCGCTCATGCTCTGAGCGATACTCAGGCATTTTGTCGGTTAACTGATAGTTCATATCAGACTGAACCCGCTTAGCGGCTTCTTCAACCTCTGGGTTCCACTGACCAATAATATTAGTCTTTACTGGGCCTTGGGCAGGGAATGTCTCCATAATGGACTCGCTCTGGAAGCGAATTGCAGCCTCAGTTAGTAGTGTGGAGAACACACCGCAAGCACCATCCCAAGGCTCAGTCACCTCGTCATAACGCAACCCAAGGACATCAAGCCCCTTAACGTAAGTATCAACCCAATCTTTACGAGAGTTAATATCAGACTCGACCAACTCCATGATGTCGCCTGCAATCTTTTGCAGGTCGCTTTCTTTCATGAACTCGGCTAGATTAGAATCAAACGCCTCTTCCTCTTCGCCTTCTTCGGGCATCAAGTCAATCTCAACACCACCAATACCAATAGTCACATCTTCAGGATTTACAATCTCAATCTCGATGGGCGCTTCTTCCATACCAAGCGTTTCAATCCCTTCGGGGGCGCTGTATAAACTTTTATCAATAGCCATGATCTTTCCTAACCTAAGTAGTAGCCGCGTTTCTGCCCACGGAAGCCTCTAAAATACTGAAGCTCATCAGGCTCATCGCTTGGAAGACGCAAAAACCCACCGTTTCTAAAACGTGCTAATGCTAGCGTAGTTGCATCCACATAGTCATCATGCTCCCCCGCAGGGAAAGCTGCAATCTCATCAATCAACTCTTCTGCCCATCGAGTATTGGGCACCCACACCCGCCCTGACTGAATGATGTCGGACACCGAGTTAAGTCTTGTTATCTTATCGTTGCCTTTACTGGGGGTGAACTCAGACACCGGCACACCCATCCGACGTAGTTCTTGGTACAGGGATATGCCTGATACCTTCTTTTCTACGATGAGTGCATCAGGTTCGTACTCTTTATATAGCTCAAGCACTCGCTTTTTAAGCTCAAAGAACTCCAACCGCGCTTTCCACGCGTCTAGCAAGATGATGTTGGTCTCGCCTTCTTCCGTTGTCCACACACCCCACGTAGTAGACGCAGAATAGTCCGAGCGATTAGTCGTTTCGTACGCCGTATCCCACGACTGAATGATGAAATCACACCTTGGAGGTTCATCTTTTTCCCATACCTTCCACCATTCGCGCTTAACGATGGCACCTTCTTCAGAAGTCGGCTGTTGCTGGTACTGAGCCTGCCATTTGCTGTTAGGAAGCTCCTCTTTTAAGGCAGAAAGCTCATCTAACGACCAAAACTCAGGCCAAAGTGGGTTTCCAGAGGGTAAAATAGCAGGAAATTCGATCACTTCCCACTCATCACCCCCTCTTTGGAGTGCATTTTTAACAACTTGACCCGTTAAATCACGCAAACCCCAGCGAGTCATCACAATCACGATGGCTCCCCCCGGCTGGAGACGCTGCCTTGGCCCTGATGTATACCACTCGTACACCTTATCGTAGATTTCTGGGTTAGTTGCAGCTAATGCAGCCTCTTGTTCTGAGTGCGGGTCGTCAATAATCAACAAATCCGCACCCTTGCCTGTCACCGCACCGCCTACGCCAATCGCAAAATACTCACCACCTTTGTTTGTATTCCATCTACCAGCAGCTTTTGAGTCCGCTTGCAGTGATACGCCAGGAAAAATCGTCGAATAAACATCAGAATCCACAAGGTTTCGCACTTTTCGGCCAAACCCAACCGACAATTCTGCTGTATGGGCTGTCTGAATTACTTTTTTATTAGGAAACTTTCCCAGGAACCAAGAAGGAAGTAAGTATGAGGCGAACTCGCTTTTGGTGTGGCGGGGCGGCATGTTGATTATTAACCGTTTACAGTCCCCCCTAGCGACCCTTTCAAAAGCCGCAGCCATTCGCACATGATGTCTACCATCCACAAATGTAGGCCAAACCTTTTTTACAAACTTAATAAACCGTTCCCTACATACTTCCTGATCTTTTAACTGCTCCAGTTTTTGCAGTCGTATATTTAAATCACGTAAATCACTTTCTGGTAGCCCAGAAATATTCTTTAATAATGCAGATAAACTAGCTGCATTGGTTTGTTGCGATGCAACATTAGTATTCATTCTAATTCTTCTAGTGACGCTGATATAGGCGCAGGTTCTGCTATACCAAGTTCTTCGTCTAAATCAGTCGCAGGTATTACCTCTACGTCAGTAGCACCATTTGTTAATAAGCGTTTAATACGTTCCTTAATCTCTGCTTCTAGATCAGCAGAATTTTTATGGGTAATCGTAATCTCACTACGCTCAGTAAATACACCAATATCGCTGTGTTTACCTAAAAGCTCTAAAGCTTTTATCTCAATTTTAGTATCTCCGCAGGTTGCAAGCTCTACGAGTTTGGCAGTAATAAACTGCCGCGCCTGAACAACATCGGCAAATACTGGGGAGTCATACTTAGCAATAATGGTTCGCAGGGTTGCAGCAACGCCACCCTTCATTAAATCTTTCTTTACTTGTCGCGCTGGTAGTACCTTGCCAGCTTGCTTGAATAACTCTTCAGCTTTGGCTTGGTCGTTGGGGTCCATCTCTAGTGGCATTCCCAACTCGTGAAGAAGCAGCGCCGTGTCCCCCGCAACAATCATTTTTTCTTTTATATGTTCGGGAACCTCTGCGGAGAGGTCGAAGGGTATGGGCTTGTCTATGGTGGGTTCTACTTTAATCACGGGAATAAGGGCACCGAGATTGAGATGGCTGAATGTATATGTAATTAATATTTTTTGCAAGGGGAGGTTGGGACTCCCTACCGGGGGGTGTTTCTATATAGAAGGGGGTGGGGGTGTAAGGAAAAATTTAAATGAGGGGATGGGATGTGTGGAACAGTATGTATGGGCGCGGCGGGGCCGTCAAGCTAGATCTGGGGAGGTCGGGGTCGGGTGGGGTTGCGCCTAGCGAAATTACAGTATACGGATTCTGGGTCAAATTGTGGTGCGATCTGTTAAGCTAGCCACAAGCCAAGCGAAAGCTAGGCGAGCAAAGCGGGCAAAGCCTACGGGCAATGCAAGGGTGAGCGAAAGCCTACCGCAACAAATAGCCTACTGGGTTATTTCAGCGGACTGGCAAAAGTAGCAAGCCTACCGAGTAAACGCGATCCTTAAAAATTTGGAACGATCGGCCGCAAGGCAACTAGCGTGGGTATTCCGTTAGCGATCCGTTGATACCGAACGAGATCGGGTATTGAGCCACTATCAAGGCAAGAGCAGGAAAACGATAGCAAGGCAACTTGCGTGGACTCCCGACCAAAGCAATCGGATCGTATCCGTTCGCCCATAGGTTAGTAACACGTAAGTTGCACGAGTGAGCGTATTAATTGTTAGTACGTTCATCAGTGCAAACAACCCTTGGAGATTAATTATGCAACTTATGAAATACGCTGCCGAAATGCCCGTTGTCGATTTTGCACCTGCTAAGGTTTTGGTGTCGGGCAAAACCCTTGTTGATAAGAAGCTCAGTGTAATTGAGCAGGCTTCAGGCTTTACCCTTGCTGCCTTGGTTGCTGAGAAAGGCAAGGTTGGCACTGCCGCTCGCAATGGCATGGCAATGGATGGTTTGTGTCGGATCGCGTCCGCAACTTTCAATGGCAACTATCGTCCGCTTGCTGAATACATCAGTGCCCTTACTGGTGAGAGTCTAACCATTGCTAATCGTTCTACCTACGAAAGCCTCATCGACAGGTTTCAGGATC